GAACCCCATGACGACGGCGTACCAAGAGCGAGACTTTCCTATCTAGACGGGTCTGCCAAGAAAGAAAGGAAAATGCTGAACTCTCCGAAGTTCAAAAACTTCAGGGAGATGCCAAAGCTAGGCTGGTTCAACCATTCTTCGCCTGACGTAGGGGCGCTTTACGTCTCAAGAATTACTACTCGACATAGGTCTCACGGTCTTAACGACACCAACGTCTCGATACGTCGTTTCGCAGGCAAGGAACATGAACTCCAGCCCGGCCCCTATCATCTCCGCAATATCATGGCAGACGGAGGTTTTAACGAAAGCCATGAAAATATCTTTCCGTCTGTGAAAAACATCCTCAAGAACATCGGAGAGTGCCAGAGTATCGCCTACTCACGAGACTATTGTATCTCCAGAGATGCCCTAGGCATCCGTTGGCTGTATCGTAAGACGGACAAGGTCGGCTTATTTACTGGCAACGACACCCTTAACCTGGCAGAGAAGTTCTCGTTCCTTCGGGAAGAGGTACAAGAAGACCCTCTATTTACGTTGAATAACATCAAAGAGTTTTAATGACAAGGAGTTCTAATCGTGGATGAAGATAAGTTTTTCAACCAACTCTTGAAGTATCAAGAAAGTAAAGAAGGAATTCCTAACGTCGATATGAATATCCCTGTAGCTGTAGACAGGGGGCATAAAGGTACTATCGGTCTTGAGATCGAGATCGAGGGAGAAAATCTGCCTAACGACGGCCATCTAAACCATATCAAGGGTAAAGAAACGGGAGCGATTTGGTTGGCTACTAAAGACGGTATGCTCAGGGGAGAGGCCCGTGAGTATATCTTTGACAGGCCGTGTTCCAAAGGAGAAGTCAAAGACCTCCTTATTCAGCTCTTCGAGTCTTTCAAGGTATATAGATCTAAGCTTGATCTGAGTAATCGCTGTTCCACCCATGTCCATATCAATATGTCTAGGAAGTACATCAATCAGGTGACTTCCGTCATCGCACTATGGGGTGTCTTCGAAGAAGCAATCATCAAGAACTTCTGTGGCGAAGACAGGACTAGCAATCATTATTGCCTGTCACTACAGGACAGCGAGACTTTGATTAAGGCGTGGCAATTTTACCTCGATACAGGCAAACCTCCTGTAGACAAGAACGCCTATAAGTACAGCGCCCTAAACGTAGTCCCTCTATGGGATTTGGGTAGTATCGAATTCAGGTGTGGTCCTGCCGTAGACGAACCTGAGACGCCCTCTATCTGGGCGCTATTCCTAGACCACTTCGTCGACTACGTCACTAAGAAGTATCCTAATCCTCAGACGATTGCCCACGAGATGTCCGAGTTGGGGGGTTGGCAGATGTTTTCTACTATCTGTGGCGAAGACCACGAAGAGATGTTCCAAAAGGTGACAGAAGGATACTCCCACAGAGAATTCGATAGTTTATGTATGAGAGGGTTCAGGAACATCCAGCCGCTTGTTTTGGGGTATCCTTGGGATAAATGGCTGCCCCTTATTCAACGGCCGCATATTCCTAATCCGTTTGACAAAAAGGTCAAGAAGATTGTTATAAATAAAGCAAGAGCTGCATATGTCGATGCCCCGCTCCAACCGGCACCGCGTTTCCGTGACGCGGATTTGCAACAGCAAGTAGAAGAAGTAAATATACGACGGCAGGTAGAAGAAGCACAGCAGCAGATACGCCAGATGTACGTAGGTAGAGGAGATCGTGGATGACTCGTTACAGAGTTCTGCCCTATAGGCAGGGCAGTCGTTCAGCCAAGGCTTTGGCTAACGCTCTAGGAGGCAAGGTGTTGAGGCTTGAGGGTAGTAGATACAACCCTCGACAAGGCGATATCATCATCAATTGGGGCAATACAAACGCCAACGACAATTGTCTTAATGACGGCGCTTCTGTACGACGTGTTAGCAATAAGTTGGCTTTCTTTCAGAAGATGAAGGGTAACGACTGGCTGCCACAGTTCTGGGAGAAAGAGGAAGACATTCCTGACGACGCCTTCCCCGTAGTGTGCCGGACTGTTCTAGCAGGACATAGCGGGGAAGGCATTGTCATCGCCAACACAAGAGAAGAGTTGGTGCCGTGTCAGTTGTATGTCAAGTACATTAAGAAGAAGGATGAATATCGTATCCATCTCGGAAAGAGATATTTTGCAGAAGATAACGAAGAGAAGATATATGAAACAGTCACAATAGCAGTCCAACGTAAGGCCAAGAGAGAAGGTTTCGAAGAGGCAAACTTCCAAGTCCGTAACCACCAAAATGGATTCGTCTACGTCCGAGGCGGAGTTGTGCCGCCAGTTACTGTTCTCGGGGCGGCTCGAAGCTGTTTCGAGAAGTCGGGGCTTGACTTTGGAGCAGTAGATGTTATATACAATCAAGCACAAGAGAAAGCCTATGTCCTCGAAATCAACACCGCACCGGGTCTCGAAGGACAGACTGTTGAAGATTATGCCAATTTTTTCAAAGGACTAAATGATTAGTGCGCTGCGCGATATGTAACAAGATACTTTCAAAAGAAGAAGTCAAATTCAACAACTTACATCAAGACTTCGATCCTTGTTCTGTCTGTCTGGAGATTATCCAAGACGTCTTCGAACCACTGGATGACAGGGAAATCGACAGAGTCCTTAGTCTTGAGGAGGCGGGAGACATTCTTTATGAAGAAAGTTCTTGACAAGGCAGGGCAATACTGTTATAATATCCGTATAGGGGTTGAGGCCGGAAAGGATAAGGCTATGAAGCTAGACAACCTGTCGTCTCTCTATAGGCATTCGTGCGATAAAGACATGAGTCTAAAGGTGGATAATTATATCGCCTGTCTAGGCGCAGAAATCAAGAAGGTCCATCAGTCTTTCTCTTATGATGTGCCGTGTCCTGTCATAGCCGGCGGGTGTATCAGAGATGCCGTCCACGGCCTTATGCCGAAGGATTACGATATCTTCCTAGATATCACTGCAGTGCCTGAGGATGACAAAGACGACGTCGTCAACCTGTTTGGGACACACCTAATAGACTTTATGGGTTGGCGTGGTTGGGGGGTATTTCATAAGGTAGGGGACGAGTACACTAAGAAAGGACAAGGAGATCACATAGATCAGTTCGTAGTTTATGAGACTACGAATGAGAATTTTCTGCCGGAAACCAAGCCTGTATTGCAGTTCATAGGCAGAGACGACATCTCTTTCTCTTCTGATCCTACACTGCTGATGGATGATTTTGATTACTCACTAGTCCGGGGCTGGTACGATCCTATGGATACGTCCTATCACCTGCACCCGTCCTTCGTCAAATCTCTTAACGACAAGATCGTCGACGTCAGCAGAGGTAAGGAGACGTATGATAGAGCAGTCCCATGGTCGTGGCGCTTGCCCGACTCGCCGTATCAGTTCACGGGATACGAGCCGAAAACAGGAGATACTGTGACTACAAGTAGTAGAGTTCGCCGACCTTCCCGAGCCGGCACTATATTTGATACCAATTTCTTCGGTAATCAAATGGTTTGGAAAGTGATTAATAATTAAGAACACCAACTTACCTTGCCCATGCGGCAAGTCGTCCGACGCCTATGCTTTACAAGACAACGGCTGGTCTAAGTGTTTCTCATGCGGGAAGAACTTTCCTCCTGAACATGAATATAATCAGAAAGAACAAACCATACCAGTGAACAAACACGCCGACTTATCCCCTCTCACAGACGTCTCCAGACCCTTCGCCGAGAGGGGGTTTACAGAAGAGACGGTCAAGCGTTATAAGGTCCACGTCGGAAGAGACGGAGACGGCTTCCTTGCGAAGTACCCGATGTTTTCTCCTACGACGGGAGAGCATACCTGTAACAAGGTCCGCTTCCCAGACAAAGGTTTCATGATCGAGGGGGATCACAAGGACATAGGACTATTCGGCAGACACGCCTTCCCTCCCGGAAGTGCGAAGATGATTACAGTCGTGGAAGGACAAGACGATGCGCTGGCCGCTTATCAGCTCACGGGTTCTAAATATCCGGTTGTTTCAGTGCATAGCGCCAGTTCTGCCGAGTCTGATATCCGTCGGGATTTTGAATATCTCAACTCCTTCGATACGATTGTACTTGCGTTTGATGCAGACGAACCAGGTAGAAAAGCGGCCAAGGCTTGTGCTGCATTGGCATTTCCGCTTGGGAAGGTTAAGGTTCTAAGCCTTAGGAAGTTCAAGGACGCCAACGAATACCTCCTGAACAAGGCCGGAGAGGACTTTAACAGAGAGTGGTGGCAGGCCCCTACTTGGAAGCCTGACGGGTTGAAACTCGGCTCAGAGATGTGGCCTGAGATCATCGACCGGAAGGAAAGTTTTACTGTTAAGTACCCTTTCAAGGGTATTAACGAATTAACCTTCGGACTACGGCTCTCAGAGGTGGTGACGTTTACGGCTGATACAGGCGTAGGTAAGACCAGTATACTTAAGCATATCGAACACTATCTTCTAACAGATGAAACAGTAAAGGAAAAAGGTTATGGAGTCGGATTTCTTCACCTTGAGGAACCTAACGGCGACACTGCTCTTGGTCTCATCTCAATTCACAATTCTCTTCCTTATCATTTGCCAACGGTCGAACGACCGGAACAAGATATCAGGAGTGGTTTCGATGCTTTGCTTAACAATGATCGCGTGGTTATTTGGGACCATTTTGGTTCTAACTCAGTAACTGCCGTAGTTGACAAAGTACGTCATATGGCTGCCCTAGGTTGTAAGTACATAGTGATCGACCACCTCTCAATCATCGTCTCAGACCAAGCCGGAGATGAAAGGAAACAGCTAGATGAAATTGCGACAAAGATCAAGACGCTGGCTATGGAACTGGACTTGGCGGTCATTCAAGTTATCCATACTAATCGAGCGGGACAGATACGAGGCACCGCTGGAGTGGAACAGCTCTCGAACATCGTCATGCGACTTGAGCGTGACAAGACGGACGTCGATGAATGGCGAAGGAACATCACGAAGGTTACGGTGGAGAAGAACAGGTTCTCGGGGTACACTGGGCCTGCGTGTTATCTTTGGTACAACAAAGAGACGGGGAGGTTGACCGAGCTTGACGACCAAGAGCGGGATACGTACTTGCAAGGAGGAAATCTTCGAGATGACCAAGTCTGGTGATGAAATCTGGCAGACCCATGACGTTGTGAAAAAGTATCTATGGTCAGTCATAGAGGATTCGAAAGATTGGGATGGAGAGTGTGATCTTGACTTTGCTACCCAACGTCTAATTTGGTTTCTATCTGAAAACTCTTTATTGAATTTTGTTCCGGGCGAAGATTATAACGGTATCTGATGTACCTAGATTTCTCTGACAAATATTGGGTGATTGATGTTGAAGCCGACAGTCTTATACCTACCGTCGTTTGGTGCCTATGCGCCGTCAACGTCGTCACAGGAGATGAAGTTACTCTGGTCGGAGGCGAGGATATTAAGACGTGGGTGGATTTACGAAAAGCCGAAGGATGTAAGTTCGTAGGCCATAATATCATAGCGTACGACGCCTTCAATCTAAACCGACTCCTTGGTACTCGTCTTACCATTAGCGACCTTGTGGATACCCTACTTCTAAGTATGATCTACAGCCCAAGTTTAGGGGGCGGCCATAGCTTAGAAGATTGGGGCACTCGCCTTCGTTTTCCGAAAGGTCGCTTTGATGACTTCTCCAGATTATCTGACGACATGGTTGCTTATTGCCTTAACGACTGTCGCCTTACTCGTCGGGTGTATGTCGAACTCGTCAGACGACTTCTGGCCGTAAAGCAATCAGAGGTAGGTCTGGATATTGAACACCGTAGCTGGCAGTTGATCCAGCAACAGAAGCGGACGGGCTTTCCGTTTAATATACAAGAAGCTAACATCCTTTACGCCAAATTGAGAGGTATAGAAAATGACATCCGAGACGAAATCTACATTCACATCCCACCAACTTTGGAGTGCATACGCAGCTACAAACGCGCTTTCAAACAAGACGGCAGCTCTTCGAGACCTTATCTTCAGCATCTTGAAAGCTACGAGCGCCTCGAACTTACTGGAGACGGAGGATACAACGCTTATCAATACGTGCCTTTCAACATTGGAAGTCCAGATCAAAGAGTTGCGAAACTCCTTGAACTCGGGTGGATCCCCGGAGAAGGAGAAGAGCGAACTGAGACAGGCAAGCCAAAACCTACCTCCAAGGGACAACTCGTACCCAGTCTCGTGGCGTTCGTCGAACTTTCCGGAAGACCTGAGCCGAGACTGATCGCACGATGGATGGAAATAAACGCCCGTGCCAACATGGTCAACACATGGATAGAAGCTTATGATGAACGGACTGGTCGTATTCATGGCAGCCTATGGCTGGCTAATACTTTACGCTATCGCCATTCAGGTCCTAACACGGCTAACATTCCGGCGGTACGAGTTGATAAAGGTGGACAACCTCTCTTATCTGAGACTGGTGCGTACACCTACGAGGCGCGCGATTTATGGACTTGCTCTGACAGCGTTAACCGTCGGTTGGTTGGTGTTGACGCCAAGGGTATTCAATTACGTGTACTCGCTCATTATCTGAACAACAAGGAGTTTACCGATGCCGTCCTTGGAGGAGATCCCCACTCATACAATCAAGCAATCGGAGGATTTGCTTCTAGAGCAATCGCGAAGACTTTCATTTACGCTTTCCTGCTTGGAGCAGGGGATGCCAAAGTGGGTCAAATCATCTCTGGATCGCAGAAAGATGGCAAAGAAGTTAAGAGACGATTTGTTGGAAACTTTCCTGGCCTTAGAGAACTACTGGAAAGACTTGAGCGGGAAATCGAAAGAAACGGTCGTATTAGACTCTGTGACGGAACTTCTGTCATTGTTACAGCTCCGCATACGAGACTAGGCTACCTCCTTCAGGGGGATGAGTCTAGGATCATGAAGAAGGCTGCGATCCTGACGGCTCGTGAGGTACAGCGGCGAGGATTAGACGTACAGAAGGTGGGTGACATTCACGACGAGTGGCAGACGGATGTTCTTCTACGTGATGTTGATCCATTTATCGAGCTATGTAATGAGACTTTCCCACAGGTCGGACGTTTTTTCAATTACCGTATTCCTATTAACTGTGACACGAAGGTAGGGTTGACATGGGCAGAGACACACTAGGAAATACTTATGGCTAGGACTTGGCTTTACGCCGATCCACACTTCTTTCATGACGGCGTATGTAGATTCACAAGAGACGACGGAAGTAAGCTCCGTCCTTGGGATGATTCGACAGAGATGTCTGAGCAGATGCTTTTGTGGTATAACGAGATGGTGTCACCAGAGGACAGGGTGTATATCCTAGGGGATCTTGCCATGAATCGTCGTGCACTTGATAGGTCTTTGCCGCGTCTTATGGGTAGAAAAGTTCTAGTCAAGGGCAACCATGACACTGATAAACTGTCGTATTACTCTAAGTATTTTGATGACATAAGATCGTATGTTCCAAAGAAAGGGTTTATCCTTAGCCACATACCTATCCATCCGAATAGTATGGGCAGATGGGAGATAAATTTCCACGGACATTTACATTATAGCCAAGTAGGTGATCCTAAGTATCGTTGTGTCTCTGTGGAACATACTGATTATCGGCCGATTCTTCTTGACGATGTTTTGAAGGACGCTGGATTGAAATAGTTCTTGACATCTAGTCAATAAACTGGTATAATAGTGTATGAGGTAGAGGGTTTCTGCTTCTTGTATAGTAATTTCAAAGGAAATTTTTAATAAATGGCAAATGAAAACCAAGTCGTAGTCTTTCGTGGCAAGGCGATGTACGCAAAGGTCTTGGGCGATCCGGTCCTTAACTATAACAAGGACGGTAAGGAATGGAAAGTAGACCTCGCCTTGACGCCCGAGACAGTCAAGGAAGCTAAAGCCCTGGGTATCGGCGACAGAATCAAACGGGCACAGCCCAAGGAAGACGAGCCTGACAAGCCTCTGTACTTGGACGGTCATCCTTACATGTCGTTCAAGCAGGCGGAGTACACCAAGGCCGGCAAGAAGAATGATCCTATCCCTGTCAAGGACATTCTTGGTAATCCGTGGCCGCAGGATCGGCTTATCGGCAACGGTTCTGACATCGACTTGAGGTTTGCCGTCGTGACTACACCCGGCAAGGCCAAGAAGAGTGCTTACATCCGTTCAATACGTGTCCTCAACCACGTCCCTTACGACAAGGTAGAGTTCGCAGATTTGCCTGTAGACGATCCTTTCTATGAGAAGATGAAGGAAGCACAGGCTCAGGCAGAGGCACGACACGTAGAAGAGGATAAACAGTTCAGAGAGGACTTCGGTGTTGAGCAAGAGTTTAATGACGACCTCCCCGTATGATTGAGACTTGGAAGCGAGTTCCTGATCACGACCTTTTGTGGGCATCAAACTTAGGTAGGATAAAATCTGATCCATATCTACAGCCTATGCCTAATGGCGGGTATCGAATCAGGGAGTTGCTTCCGACATATGGACACAATCAGCGAATAGGTAAGAGTTACTTACGTAAGATTATTGTTTTTAGGCGGAAAACATATAAAGTTGCTTCTTTAGTTTGTAAATCTTTTGTTGGGCTTAAGCCTTCTGGATCAGTTGTTTCTCATCTTGATGAGATTTGGTTCAATAATGCAGCATCAAATTTGAGTTGGACGACTCAGAAAGTTAATATGAATATGCCGAAAATCAAACAGTATCAACGAGACGTGTGTCGTATTAAAATGCGAGGATTGCCTGTCTAACAGATACGTCGCTTAGACAGACATCCCTTGACGATAGCTTATAGCTATTCGAATGGTAGGATAAGGGCGGTCAAAGCCGTCGAGGGCCTCCACTAATTAAGGAAATATATGGAAATTAAACGACCTTTGACTAAATGTCCAGACTATAATGATGCAGGAGATGAAGCTTATTTTATCGACCCTGAACATACAATAAAGGACGTCCTCCGCTTCTGTTTCTATGATAGTCCTGAAGACTTTATGTACTTATGCGAACAAGTCTTCTTAGAAGAAAATGAAAACTGTGGCTGACACGATACGTTTGAAGTTCAATATGACGAGGAAGATCGAGGCCGTAGAGAAGGGTTGGTGTGTCGTCGAAGTCCCCGTCCCGGTCAACTGGGATAAGGTGGCACAGATGCTAGAAGAAGAGGACTACTCTCGCTTCCTAATTACAGAAAGAGATGTTACTTACTCAGAACCTCAGTATGACGTCATAGAGGATGGCACAACCGAAGGTCCGTCTAATGACGACAACGATCTAGGACCGGAGCCGACATATGCCTAATTTAGATACACTAGTTTCTGACGTCTATTCCCTATTTGATCCGAAGAGACCGCATGAAGTCAACGAAGAAAATCTCGAAACGTTTACGGAAGGTCTTAAAAAGATACTCCGACACAGGCTGGCCGAGCGGGAAGTCGTTGATCACGCCCTTCGGTTTTCCTCTCTGGGTCGCAAGAACAGACAGCACTGGTACGACGCCCATTCAGACGGACAAGAAGAAGAACTGACTAGCAAAACTTTGCTTAAGTTCCTATATGGTGATGTCATCGAGGCTCTAGTGCTTTTCCTTGTCAAGGAAGCCGACCATACCGTAGAGATGGAACAGGCCGAGATTGAAGTTCAAGGCGTCAAGGGCCATATCGACGCCCTTATCGACGGCAAAGTCGTAGACGTTAAGAGCGCCTCCCCGTATGGATACAAGAAGTTCAAGCAAAATGACGTCGTAGGAAATGATCCTTTCGGATATGTAGAACAGCTATCAGGTTACGCCTCTGTCTTGACACCTAACGAGAGTGCGGCTTGGCTGGCTTTCGACAAGGTACATGGAGATCTATGTGTGTCTCCTCTGTCCGCCTCTGTCATTGCAGACAACGATCCGTTGCCTAGAATTGAGGAATTGAAGGAAGTAATCCTTTTACCAGAACCTCCTCCCCGCTGTTATCCAGATGTTGAAGACGGAGCATCGGGTAATAGAAAACTTGGAACAGCCTGTTCGTACTGTCGTCACAAGAATAGGTGTTGGCCAGGTCTTAGGACTTTCCTTTACGCCAACACTCCTCGGTTTCTGACAGTAGTCGCAAAAACTCCTAATGTTCCTGAGGTTGTAGCCGGTGATTTAGTAGTGGCAGAGGATGACTAGGCGTGACGCCTACCTAAGACGGGTCTACGGCATCACCGAGGAAGACTATGAGAATATCCTACTCAATCAAGGAGGTGGATGTGGAATCTGCGGAAAGACAAAGGAACAAGAAGGCAAACATCTCGCCGTCGACCACGACCATGTTACCAGACTGGTACGAGGAATTTTGTGCGGCTACTGCAATTACCGTTTGCTTCGGCGTCACAGGGATGTTGATCTACTTAGACGCATGGCGTCTTATCTTGAGACTGCTACTACGTTTGTAGTCCCTAAGAAACCTAAACGTAAAAAGAGAGTTAGAAAATGTCGAAAACACTAATGGTAGATCCGCCCTCGGGCTGGCAATACGGCTTTCCACGCCCATATGATTTTGAACCTAGTCATCCCAATTTGCCGGGCGAAGAATACCGTCAGGAAGTGAGAGAGTGGTGGAGAGATACAGGGTATCCTTCCAAAGATATTGATTTTGCTATTGAACATTCTCGATATTGGGAAGAAAACTCTTGAACAAGCCTCGCATTCTCCTTCTAGATATCGAGACAGCCCCTATCAAGGCCTACGTCTGGCGGTTGTGGGACCAGAACGTCGGTCTTAACCAGATCGTCGACAACGGAGGCGTCCTCTGTGTAGGAGCTAAATGGCTCGGAGAGAAGGATAGATATATCTTCTCAGATTGGGCCGACCCTAAACAAAGCAAAGAGCATAACCATCTAGACATGCTCTACGACATATGGAATATGCTCAATGAAGCCGACGCCGTCGTTACATACAACGGAGACAGGTTCGATTTGCCGAAGTTATACGGCGAGTTCTTGCTTAATGGTTTCGGGCCACCGCCGCCTGTTACTAGTATCGACGTATACAAAGCCGTCAAGAAGTTGGGCTTCATCTCAAACAAGTTGGCGTTTGTTGGACCGCTGCTAAAGCTTGGTGCCAAGATCAAGGTAGAAGGCTTTGAACTATGGACTAAGGTCATGGACGGAGACGCAAAGGCCCAGTCTAGGATGGAAAGGTACTGTCTACAAGATGTCAAACTCCTCGAACGAGTATATAAGAAAGTACGCCCATTCATCAGGAACCATCCGCACCTGGGCGAGAAGGCTCACGAATGTGGAGCTTGCGGTAGTAACCGGGTACAGAAGCGAGGCTTTCGCAGGACAAAGAGCTTCCTTATTCAAAGAGTCCAGTGTATTTCATGCGGATCATGGCAGGACGGCGTGAGGCATAAAGTTGTCTGATGCCGTGATGATAGAACAGTTGGACCCAGATCTGCGTAAGGCGTTAGAGGATCGGTTCGAAGGATGGGAGTTAGTCGATTTTCTTTCTATCCCTATTGAAGACGTGATAGACATGTTTGAGGAAGAAATACTGGCATCCCTCGAAGACGTAAAAGAATTTGCCGGTCTTAGAGAACAAGAAACTGATGAGTAAAGAACAAGATTATTACTTCTGGCTAGGAGACAAGGCCGAGGCAACTCCCATGACAGCAGAAGAGTTCGAGAAGAAGATAGCCGAGATTAGAAAGGCATACGATGATTGGGTAAACGTTCGTGTACCAGAGAAAGGGTGCTACGGAGATGACTGAGGATGAATTCTTCGGACGTGTTGGAGATGCCATGGCTAAGAAGGCTTTTCCAGACGAGACCAATCCTAAGGATCTAATCGGAGTAACTAAGCCTAATGTCTTTGCCGTTCCTCCTGCCGCCATCCTTCACGAAGCTATGGCTATGAATGACGGCGGAAATAAATACGGCTTTTATAACTGGCGAGAGAAGAAGGTTCGTAACAGTATCTACATCTCTGCCTGCATGAGACACCTATATCAATACCTAGACGGAGAAGACTTTGACCCGAAGAGCAAGGTACATCACCTTGGCCATGCCCGTGCTTGTCTTGGGATTATACTGGACGCTCTTGAGACGGGGAACCTCGTTGATGACAGACCCCTACACGGAGCAGCTCCCACAATGATCCGTCGTTACGAAACCAATGGAACATTTGATGGAAGAATTGATGTCGTCTAAGTCGTTGTATCTCGCAGGACCTATGTCTGGTCTGCCTGACTTTAACTTTCCTGTCTTTAACAGGGAGGCTTACCGCCTTCGTAGGGAGGGATGGACGGTGTACAATCCTGCCGAGAAAGAGTGCGAGAAAGGTCTCGACCCAGACGCCAAACTTACAGGCGACTCTCAGAAAGCTATTGACAACGGCTTCAATTTCCGTGAAGTCTATCTTTGGGATGTCACGAAGGTCATAGAGAGTGACGGTATTTACATGTTACCGGGTTGGGAACAGTCGCCGGGTGCTAGAGGTGAACACGCCGTCGCCGTCGCCATGAAGAAGTATTATCCAGACTATAGGATCATTTACGGCTAGCATGACGAGGTCACGAGTTTAATGCCTTACATCCACGAAGAAGACCGGGAACGTCTAGAGAACGGCATTCCTAAGACCCCTGGTGAATTGAACTACCTACTGACTAGGGTTTGTCAAGACTATCTAGACGGTCGTGTCGGCTACGGCTACTTCAACGACGTCATAGGTGCCATTGAGGCGTGTAAGTTGGAGTTCTATCGTCGTGTAGTAGCCATCTATGAGGGCAAGAAGATCAAAGAAAATGGCGATGTCTATTAGGATGTTTGATGGTTAAAGGCATCAGGGGTTACGACGAGAAGCAACGCCGTAAGATCCGACGACAGAACAGTGTGGCAAAAGACCTGAGGACTCCTAAGTATAGGTCTCGGAGAGTAGAAATAAACAAGGACGACAAATACCCTATGCGAATTGAAGACATAGACATTGACACAGAATAGTCCTTTCGAGACTCCGTATCAGGAGGTTATTTACAAGTCTCGTTATTCAAAGTGGCTTGAGAACGAGGGTCGTCGTGAGAACTGGGACGAGACTGTCGGAAGACTTTGTGATTATTATAATAACCAAGTTATCAAACTTACTGGCGGACCTTACGACGATGACGGAATCTATGACGCTATCTATAGCCTAGAGGTGATGCCCAGCATGAGGGCGTTGATGACGGCAGGGCCTGCCCTAGACCGCTGTCACGTTCCGGCTTATAATTGTGCCTATCTGCCTATAGATAGTCCCCGTAGTCTGGACGAGTCTATGTACATCCTCATGTGCGGTACGGGTGTGGGTTATTCAGTGGAGAAGAAATATGTCGATCAATGGCCAAGGATTTCAGAGGCGTTCGAGGAAAGTCCTACTGTCATTACAGTTGCAGATTCTAAAGAAGGATGGGCCAAGTCCTACCGAGAACTCGTCTCACTACTCATTGCTGGTCAAATACCGCGATGGGACGTGTCACGTCTTCGCCCTGCCGGGGCACGCCTCAAAACCTTTGGTGGACGTGCTTCAGGACCAGAACCTTTGGTCAACCTTTTTGAATTCTCTGTTGCAGTCTTTCAAGGAGCAGCCGGCCGCCGACTGACTTCCTTAGAACTACACGACCTGATGTGCAAGATCGCAGACATCGTAGTAGTAGGGGGAGTCCGTAGAAGTGCAATGATCTCTCTGTCGGACGTTACCGACGAGAAGATGCGAGACGCCAAGACAGGTGCGTGGTGGGATTTGTACGGCTATCGTAGGTTGGCTAACAATTCTGCCGTCTACGAAGATAAGCCAGACATGGCTTTGTTTATGAAGGAATGGAAGGCGTTATATGACAGCAAATCAGGCGAACGAGGCCTCTTCTCCAGAGAGGCTTGCAAGAAGGTTGCAGGAAGAAATGGAAGACGTGATCCAGAGTTTGATTTTGGGACGAACCCATGTTCGGAAATCATCCTCCGACCATTCCAATTCTGCAATCTCACGGAGATCGTTGTCAGAGCTGACGACACAGTTGAAAGCCTTAGTCGCAAGGCTAGAGTCGCTGCCATTCTCGGTACGATCCAAAGCACCTTCACTGATTTCAGATACCTAAGGAAGAAATGGCAGGAGGCTTGTAATGAAGAGCGCCTTCTTGGAGTTTCTCTCACGGGAATTTGCGACAATCTTGGAGTGCTCGGCCAACCCGAGACGCTTGCACGACTACGTCAAGTCGTCGTTGACACCAATGTCGAGTGGGTGGCTCGTCTTGGAATCAATCCTTCTACCGCCACAACTTGTGTTAAGCCTTCTGGGACTGTGTCTCAGCTTGTTAATTCTAGTAGCGGCTTACATGCACGTCACAGTCCTTATTATATCCGGACTATTCGGGCGGATAACAAAGATCCTGTCACGCAATTCCTGAAGGACAACGGAGTACCTAATGAACCTGACATCTCTGCCAAAGAAAGTACTACGGTATTTTCGTTCCCTATCAAAAGTCCTGAGGGAGCTGTCACTAGAAGAGATAGAACAGCTCTCGACATGCTTGACCTTTGGCAAAAACTACAAGATCATTGGTGTGAGCATAAGCCTTCAGCGACAATCAATGTTCGTGAAAGCGAATGGTTCGATGTCGGGGCGTGGGTTTACAGAAACTTCGACACCCTCTCAGGAGTATCCTTCTTGCCCTATGACGGTGGTAGTTATAAGCAGGCACCGTACCAAGAGATAAGTGAGGAAGAGTACCTTGAGTTGACAAAGAAAATGCCGCAGACCCTGAACTGGGCGCGGCTTAAGGATTACGAAACTGAAGATCACACTACTGGAAGTCAGGAATTAGCCTGTTCATCCGGGATATGTGAAGTAACAGATATAGGAGTCAGTTAATGGAAGAGAAAATTTCTATCCCTGTTTCAGAATACGAGGATCTTATTAAGACATCTCGTTGGATGAATGCCCTTGAGGCAGCGGGCGTAGATAACTGGGATGGCATTGATTTTGCCCGAGAGATTTATAACGGAGAAAATGATGTCTAAAATCGTAGGCGAAGACGTTTGGATTTCCCCAAGGCGTGTCCTGTGGGCCGCCCTATGGAAGGGATTCAAGAACATCGTCATCGTAGGAGAGGACGAAGACGGCAACATCGAAGTCTTCGGCACCGCTGGAGGAAAGAAGAGTAACTCCATGATGACCAAGGCGATCAGGTATATCAAGAATGGATGACAGTATTATGACTGAAGCGGCTTGTCTTAGGGAGGAGCTTGTAAAGGGGCTTCTTCCATACCTTTTAGACAACTCTGTCGAGGATGTTATCAAGACAGCCGCCTCCCTAGAGAAGTACATCATTAACGGCGATGGCTAGGGTAGTAAACGACAGGGCGTTGAGGGCGCATTTGGTGAATGAGCTGGTGCCTTATCTGGTGGAATGGCCGGCCAAGGACATCCTAGACCTTCTCGCCCTGTTGGAGGCTTTCATCCTAGTAGGTAAGACAGACGGAGCTATCTTGAGACTTATTCCGAAGCAGAGTTAGTACAACCCGAGAATAGAATGTCTGCCTTCCCGCCATACCTCGTCCACTCAGACACCTTGGCGAGGGCTGCTGCGGCAAGTCCCTCTAGATCTAGGGGCATCCCTTCCTCCGAAAGTTTCTTCGGCTGGACGGGGATGTCCCCTTTCTTTATGCACTTCTCTACCTTTAGGACTGGTCGATCTACGAACTGAGTCCTGATTCCCGTATGAGAACAACCAGCTAGAAGTAGAAGTATTAGCAAACGTTTCATTTAATCAATCCTGTGAGTATTCCGCCTAACGTCCAGACAGAGAGATCTAGACTACTGCCCCAACCCAGTCGCCAGATCTTGAACGTCCCGTGCTGGGCCGTCTCTCTGACTAATCCGAATAGAAGTCCTGACGCACCTCCGTAAACATACCCTCCGGCGGAGACTATGGCCGTCAATACGAAGGCCGCCACAAGATGCAGGAGTTGATCCCTAAACTCAGAGCTTATTCCAAGCATCTAGCAAGTCCTTTGGTATTGTACAATGAAGAGTCGTAGGCCTAGTCTTAAGTTTCTTTTCAAGATCCACCAACGTCTTGTCTTTTTTGTCCTGCTGCTTCAACCTGTCAGCGATATCCTGCTGGGTCTTTTTCTCTTGGTCCTCTGCCGCCTTTAACTTGACAGAGATGTTTTGTAACTCAGTCGTCAAGCTCTTCACCGAATCGTTCGACACGTCTAGGGCCATCACTACCTGATCTCTTTCTGCCCTTGCCTTCCCGAGCTTCAAGTTCGTTATATAGAGCAAGCCCGCCAAGATCACAGCGACACTTGTTACACCTGCAAGGACGTACAGGTAGAATTGACTTAGCCATAACATAATCCTATCCCAAATTGACATCATTAACTCCTTGAGGCGTCAGTGTACTAAGACACAACGCCTTTTCTTTTTCCCTACGAAGGACCAGACCGTGGACGACTTTCCCGCCAGCTTTGTTGTATTTCAAGATGAAATTACAGCCGCCCAGAAAATCTCCTCTATTGAAAAGAACGGCGACGGTACTCTTCTGATAGGCCGATACACCTATATTATACGAGAGGGATACGACGGAGGCGAGTTGAACGGGATGGTACGCCAACTGAGGGTTTACAGCAAGCACTCCGTTGATATATTTCTGGGTATCTTTGAGGGTGAGATCGTCACACTCTTTGTCGGTATAGACTTTCCTAACTACGATATCTTTTCCGGTGTGCCCATCACAAACAGTCAAGACCTTTACGATATCATAGTAAGGGACATTCCTACGACCTTCGAGTTCCTTGATATTGGGAACAGCCAAACCAAGGGCTACGGCGACTAATCCAGACACGCCTCCAGTGGCCGCGACTTGTTTAGCGGAAGGCATTCCACACCAAGGCGATGACACCTAACAGACCTGAGCCGAGAATTAAAGAGGCGAACCATATTGCACCCATGCCTTGGGCCTTGAGCTTCAACAGATCATCGAGCTTTGTGTTAGTTTCAGAGATAGAGACTTTCAACTCGGCGTGCTGGTTGGCGTCGTTAATGATATGCTCTGCCATAGTCTGCTGTATCTGAGAGAACCTAGTCTCTAAGATGGCTATTCTTTCGCCTTCAGTCAAGATACTTTCCTTTCACTGTTCCTTTGGGTGTTTCGTCGTTCTTTTCTTTTATAGACCTAGTGTCGTTATTGTAAGCTGCGGCAACGTCAGACCAGAACATAGGAGCAACAAGATCTTCTACGGCTTGTCCGGTAGAGAACTTCTCTCCGACAACATTTTCACCGGCAAGAGCATTATGTGAAACTGACGGCAACGGAGCCTCCTTGCCACGAGCAAAAGAACCTACCGTGTCTGATAACTTTTCGGGCTTGTACCCTTTGGCGTTTTTATTCCAAGCACTCTTGAGATCCTTGATATTTTCCTTAGAGTCTTTTTTCTGACTAGTACGAATTCTCTCTGCAAGCACGGCGTACTGTTGTACACCGCCCATGATATCGTAGTGGATCTTTCCTCCGTAGGTGGACGCTCCTACGCCAAACACACCCGGAGAGGCTTGGGCAACACCTGCAAGACCTCCTTTACTTGGTATCACAATCTTAAGAGCGTTAGAGCTTCTTAGGTCTGTTTCTACGTCGGCACCGTTGAGTTTGAACAGAGTTAAAATAGTCGCGACGATGCCTCCGAAGGCTATAGCCTGTTTGATGTACTGCATCCTTACGAACGGATCTGTCTTTAGGTAGTTCATAGGATTCAACAGGGCTACCCTAGAAGCCTGAAACTTCGGAGAGAAGAAGAGAGCATTCATAATAGGGGTGGCGTCGTTCAACATTTCCCCTACACGATGTCTTATAGACCCAGGTTTGCCTCCCCGGAAATCACCGCGCCCTGTGCTGTTGTTGACAAATCTAGCCAACTGCTTGCCAAATTTAGGCGAGTCAATATCGGCCCCGGCCTTCTCGGCCATGGTTAGTAGGTTGTCAAAGGTGTTGGCACGAAGATCATGGAGGAAACCCGAGTACGCCCTGTCAGTGGCACGAACCCATCTGCCATACGTCTTGTTATAAACCTTCGCAGGGGCTGATAGAATAGGACCACCTACTTCAGGCAGATGTTCTGCCAACGGAGAAAGAAACGCCTCCTCTCTTGTAGAAATTTCTTCTCCTGGTAATGGTCCTCCAGGTCCCATATTATGCCCGCGCCCAGGAGTCGGTCTGTCGCCTACGGCAAGATCATATTCTTCGTACAGGTCGGCGTTAGGTCTGGACCAGATGTCTTTCTTTAAGGCTTCGTAATTCTTTTCGTCCCATAGGTACTTGAACATCCTGGCTCCGGCCTGCCAGAATTCCTTAGTATGTACACGAGTCACGCCCTGCCGTAGTGGTGCGCTAAGATCCATGCTTGACTTCAACGTCCTTGGGATATTAAGAATATCCGACGTATGTTCTGCCAAGCTTTTCTTGGTGACGTCGTCTAGAGGAATCGCGTCGATCAGGTCGTCTGAGAAAACTTGACGCAGAAGATCTAGTTCTTTGTTAGTCGGCACTTCGCCATCGAACAATTTTTGTATAGCAAGTCTTGCAGTGACAGGGGAGAATGTCTCGCCGTGGGCACCTTCGTATTTGAAGTCGGCTGCTATATCAAAAAGAGCTTCTTTGTCAGCTTCGCTTATCTTATCTGCGATAGGTTCGAAGTCGGTCTTCTCGAACCGGCCTTTCATAGCAGAGAGTTCGCTAGATAATCTAGCCCGTCCTGCTCCGCTTTTTCGAGCCTCCAGCATCTTGGCTATTTGTTTCTTACGACCTTCCTTAGTCAGAAGATCTTCGGCTTTTCTTCCTGGGCCGGCTTTAGCGAGAGCTTCTCTTAGTACTCCAACAGGATCAGGCCCTTCAGGAGGCAGCCCACCTCCAGCAGGAGGTTCGCCGGGAGGTGTTCCGTCGCCGTCTACAGGGGCTTCAACTGAAGGCTCGTCTATGTCCTGAGACATCGCTTGTTCACGTGGGGTATCGCGTCGATCATTCTGCGCCCAGAAGTCACGGACAGCCTGATCGGCAACCTTGATATCAGGGCCGTTAAGATCTATAGGAGCATTCTCGTCTATTCCGTGTTCACGGTTGTAGGTGTTTCTTGTGTCATGCCAGATCTTTGTGGCTTCTTCGGATAGGGCGAGATCGTCGTAGTTACGGATGTCATTGGCGGCTTTAGGTGTTTTACTTTTCAGCGGGTCAGTATTAATTATGAATTCATTATAATTTTTATCTGCTTCGTACCACCGATCTTCTGCGGCCTTTTTGTTTTTTCTATTTGCTCTTCTAGCAGCAGTGGCCGCATCATCAAGTTCTTTCTTTAGAAGATTGTATTGAACTTTCCAATCTTCTGCTCCCGCAATAGTAGACTCGATTAAATTGTTTGTATTAGGGGTATAAGGTATAACAGATGGAGGAACGGCCTCGCCCTGTTGCTGTTCTTCTACGACAGCCCTGTCGTAAGGATTCGTCGGATCAGGTTCGTAGCCAGTAAACTCTTCAGGCAGATCTCCGTGTTGACGCATCAACTCGTCTGGTGTCATATGCTCAGGTGGAATATCTTTCTCGAATACCAGTGCCTGTTGTTCATTACCCTTCTTACGGGCATACGCCGCCAAGGTCCTTTGTCGTTCCACTAAGGCGTTAGTAAGACGATCTCCTAGTTTCTCTAGTAGCTTGGGATGGGCTTTGCTTTTTTCTGCCCTTAGATAAAGGGCTTCGGCATCTCTGAATTTCTGACTCGTAGAGGCCACACTAGGATTATCATTAATAGCTACGGCCTCGAACTTGCTTCCGAGCTGTGCCTCTTCAAGACCTTTCAACTGATAAGGCCCGGCTGCGACTTTCAATTCTGCGTCAGTCGCTCCGGCTTCACGCATTTTCTGGAGATTAGCAATCAACTCAGGCGGAGCTGGAGGAATACGAGGACGTGCCGTACCGGGTGCTCCTAGAAGAAGCATCGCCGGAGAGTTAGCCAAATCGACCGACGAACGGGCGGCATTCTCTGAACTGTCTGGATCAGCCCCTACGATGTTACCTAACGCCCCTACGTCGTGGGCTATCAAGGATGAGATAGCTCCTTGGATACCTTCTAGCGTGGCTGTGCCGGCATCAACGAGAGGCCATAGAAAGCCAGAATATTTCTTGATAGTCTCGTAATCAGGGTTGTCTTCATCGATACCCAGCCTCTTGCCTACCGTCTCGGTCCACGCCTTGGCGGCAAGACCCCCTGTGTCGACAGTCGTAGGTTCTACCTGCTTAGGAAGTTTATTCGCCGCTTCCATAGTGATAGGCTTATCGCCTTCGACTAACTGTCCGCCTTGATTGGTATCGACAGGATCATCCAGATACCTGCCCCCTAGAACTAAGAAGTCAGGTCCTTGTCCTTCAGTACCTTGCTTTCCCACGAGAGGAAACTTGCTTCCCGGAAACTTGGAATGGACGTGATCGGATTCAATAAACGGAACACCTCCGGCTGCCTTGACGGCTGCGACTATCTGCGAACGTGTGTATCTTCCATCGCCCGGAGTTATATCAAGACCCTCACCCTTTAGGTGGGCAGAGTCGGTGACACCTCCGACGGCTTGATTGCCCTTGTAAGTCCTCGTAGCACTACGGACCTGCGCCCCTGGAAGAGCCGAGTTCAACATAGTTAGAGGATCATCGAGATAGGGCATAGGCTACTGCCAAAGCTTTCCGTTAGGGCTTGTCCAGATACGGCCGTCAGGGGTCTGATACCTGTCGCCAGCCTTACGAGGTGGTTCGGCAGGATAACCCTTCTGCGCCGTAGTAAGTCTAGTCTCTTTGTGGACGTCGACGTTGCCTTTCCTTCTATCCCTACGGATATCGGCAGCGGCCTTTGTAGCGGCGTTGGCGGCTTTATTAAGGTCGAGGGCTTGCTTACGAAGAGAAGCGACTTCCTTCCATTTGTCTGCCCGTTCAGTAACACCCGCCCTTGCAGTATTGGCGTTGGCGTTCTGCTGGGCGATGGCTCGCGATAGATCGACGTCTTCAAGACGTTCAGATTGATTGACATTCAACGTCGACTCAGCCACCTGATCTGCCCAACCCGCCGGATCGGACTCATCATAAGGAAGGATACTCAATCCTCTCTTAGCCGCGATGGCCTCAATAATCGGGCGGGCCTTGGCGGCAGTCTTGGCAGGGTCTTTAGAAGTCTTGATGGTGTTGGCCAATCCGCCGATGTAATTCAAAGAGGCTAGATTAGCCTTGGCGGCCGAGGCTTCGGCAGAAGCAGTCTGGGCGGCGGCCTTGCCTTGTGCACCCTGTCCTTGAAGCATCTTCATATAAAGAGGAAGGGCAACCTTAGCCCCGCCCGGAGTCTTGGCAAGACGTTGTATAGCCCCGGCAGGATCTTGAGTAAATCCCTCTAGGGCCTTCTGCTGCATAACGGGTGCGTAGACTGGTTGTCGACCGTGTATCTGGAGATAAGCGTCGATGACCTGTCCGATGTAATCCTGTACACCAGAACCCTTCTGTGATTTCCCACCTGTCAGAAGAGAGATAGGACTTGGATCGGCAGCTTCTGGTGGTTCGATACCACTGGCATGACCAGTATTAAAGACAGTCCCGTACTTGGGAAGCACAGGATCTAATCCGTCACCGCCAAAGAGGGAATCAAGAAGCCCCATTATTTCTTACCCCCTGACTTCGACTTGCTGACCTGGCCGACGTTGGCTACGAGGCCGCCTGCACCAAGACCAAGCTGACCAAGATTGATTATGTTGTCTAGATAGTCTTGATACTTAGTAGAGGCGTAGTCAGTACCGAATTGATCAAGGGCCTTCAACGTACTGCCGGAATTCAACAGACCTTTGGCTGCACTATTTCCGGTAATCGCCTGAGAACCCTGGTCCAGGCCGAACTGGTAGCCTGTTGAGCCTTTCCAAGTATCGAATGCTTTTTGCTGTTCTTCAGGGTCTCCGCCAATACCTAGAAGGGCGGCGATGGCGTCTGTGGCGTTGCCTGTCTGCCCTGCCGCACCGGAGAACTGATCAGTAATCAAACCCCTGTTCACGTTCTTAGAAGACTGCGTCGTCCCGCCTCCGCCGAAGAGACTGCCTAGAAGAGAGAGCCCACCCCCTACAATCGCTGGGGCAATCATTCTTTAATCCTATTCATGTATTCATCCTTGTAGAGCAGGAACATTTCACACGGTCCTCTGTTGGTGTTTACTACGCCAAAGCTTTTGAAACCTAATTGACGAGACATCCAACGGGCGTTACGTAGTTGGAGAGGAGTCATACCTCTTATGACAGTGGCGTCAGTAGTTTCGAAGAAGTGTCTGAGAGTTTCGTCAGCTATCTCTTTGGCTTCTTTTCCTCTAGAGACGAAGAAGTAATGCCCGGCATAGACATGGGGTTGTACTCTGTTGAAGAAGGCAAAATTCTCTCCGTCTGTGTAGGCATAATTGCCTTCTTTGTACATCCATTCGTAGGGATCGCAACCATAGAAGTCGTCGTCGTATCCTGCCACAGCATCCATACCGGCCTGTACTGAGAAAGTTCTTTCTATCAAGAACCGCGTCCATATAAAGAGACGGTTGTACCTACGTCGAAGTTTCCTGCCGATAAATAAAGAGTTATAGAAGTGATGGCGTCGTCATTCCCCCAAGTGCCTCCTCCGTATTGGGCCAAAGGAGTGATGTTGTCGTTACAGAAACTCGTATAAGAGAACTGTTTAAACAGGGCTCCGCCTGCTCCGGGAATAATCAACTCAATCGCCCCGGCCTGTCCTGCCGTCGTACTAGCCGCCGAAACAACACCGGCCTCGGCGTAAGCACCTGCCACCACCTGGACAGATCCTGATCTGTTGACTCTGTCGCTATAATAGTTGTTCCCTGTATCTCCGTTGAATCTAAGACGGACAGTCGCTGTCGTGGCGGCGGTGTCTCCTCTGCCATGGATGGCGATTATGAGATCATTTATGTTAGTCGTGTCTACGGCAAATTCTACGCTGGCTGCTGCGGCAAGTAAAACCGTACTATCCAAAATTGTCAGTACATTAGAAGCCGCAGTGGCAGTTTCTGCCAGAGTCTGCATCTGCCGTAGGAAATACGGAGTAGGATTACCCGTCTTCAGATCAATAATAGGTACGTTTTGTTGTAGGGGGTTAACAGTTACTGACATTACCACAACTCTGCGTCGTCGATACGAGGAACACCCGTATCGGTCAGTCGGAAGACTCTCAACGGAGAAGTCATCTTACCAAGACTTAACCACTGGACGTCCTGCGTAGGATCGTCTGTAAGATAGACGCTGCCCTGATCGTCATAAGTCACGCCTTGGTCGTCAGATGTTTCCAACTTGACACTAGTAACGGAAGGATACAACAAGGCGACATCACCGGGATAAACTAAGTCGTCTCCGTCTGGATAGACTACGTCAAAACCCTCTCCTGTCGGTTGGGTATGTCCGGCAGAGTATCCTATGATTACTCCGCCTACGGTAAGTCCGCTTCTGCCTGAGACTGGTACGCCTCCGGTAAGAATAGCAGTGATATCGTACGAAGAAAGAGCTACATATGGAGCCTCGTCTTGGTATTCCTCGACAGTCATGTCCCAAAGAAGACCAATGTTGTCGTCCCCTATGATCCTGTCAGTTCCCCAGTTCCAACCACAGCGTCCCCGCCAAGGGGCAGTCTCATTACTTGGAGTGAAGGAATTCCACTCCGACCAAGTCTTCGTACTCTGGTCATAGACGAGAGTGCCTTCAGCCCCTAGATATAAGATCCAGAAGGTGTGGCCGTCTATGTTGATCGGAAACGCCCTGAGATTCCTCTGGGCCGGTCTATCAAGATCTTCCTGATGTGTGGCTATCACGGCCTGAGCAATCAGGTTGTTTATTCTATTTTCAGTTCCTGAGGCGGCGGCCACTGTATAGGTGACGATGATGACACCGTCACCGCCGTCACCTCCGTTAAAGGTTACTGTGTTGCTGTCCCAGTTGTTGCCTGAGGAACCACCGCCGCCGCCGCCGTAACTACCGCCAGGACCACCTGCACCACCCTGTCCGTTATGATCACCTCCGCCAGGACCACCGCCACCACCGCCTGCTCCGGCAGTCGTGCCGTCCGTAAGGGCGTACTCAGTTCCGTCTCCGCCAGTGCCGCCGTTTGAATATTGCTTATAGGCCGTACCGCCACCGCCTGAGCCATCACTACCAGGACCACCGCCTGCGGCACCACCGGCTCCTGCCGTATAAGACAGACCTCCGGCTACGGCACCAGACTGAGTCCCGGCAGGACCGGCGCCGCCAGTACCACCGCCACCACCACCGCCGCCGCCTTGGAAGACTGTGCCGTAACCTGCGCCACCAGCACCTCCTACTCCAAGGGCAGAGCCGGCTGAACCGCCACCACCGCCGCCGGTCTTGCCGCCATCTCCGGTGTTTCCGCTGTTGCCACCGGCACCTCCGCTATTCGTCGTAGCCCCGACGCCTGAGCCAGCCGCGCCTCCGGCACCTCCGGTGTAGCTAGCGCCTAAACCCTTAGTGCCACCTTTGGCTACAACACCATTAGTCGAAAGAGCAGGAGCTACGTTACTTACGATGGAGAACCAACTGTCCGTACCGTCTGCGCCGTCTGCTCCGTCGTATGATCCGCCTGCACCTCCAGTGCCTGCGCTGTAATACGTAGGATTGCCTACGGCGGGTAATGTCACGGTAGTGGTAGAATAACCACCACCACCACCACCGCCGCCTCCGGTAGACCTGGCACGGCCTCTGCCCCCGCCTGCGCCTGCGCCTATCCCTACGATAGTCGCCGCAACACCGACGTCTGCATCAGCCGGCACTGTCCACGTACCCGCACCAGTTAATTTTACAGTTTTAGTTACAGCCATTAGACGATCTTCTTGGCTTGAATTGTGGCAGTGTTAAGACTTGTGACAGTCCACACACCTGACGTGGCAGGGTTGGTAGGAAATACGTCTTTATAGTAGGCGAAAGAAGTAGTGACGTCTCTGGCAGTTCCTGCCGCAGTGTATCCGTCGTTGATGATATTAATTTGTGTACTCGTAGTGCCTGAGGTTTTCTTCTGACGAGAATAAACTATGACACCACGGACACGGTAGAGGGAAGTCGAGACGTTGCCCAGAGTGAATGTACTCTTGGCGTTAAGTGTAGTCGAAGAAATATAGGCCGAGTCGTTAGGAGGCACGTCATCTACTAGGGCGTATCCGTCAGTGCCGGTCGACTTTGCCCAATCCGCCGTAGCGGTATCCGCCGTCGGAGGCATCTCGTAGACCGAACTATTTCCTACGAATGGGACGTTGTCGTAAGAACCTGAATTGTCGTAGACAGCAAGGTCGTCACAATCAAAGACTGCGGCGTCGGCAGTCCTTCTGTTGAAGACACCGATGTAGGTTATTTCACCAGTACCAGTCGTATCGGTGTCGATGTCGACAAGATTCAGGACGTTGTAATTCCTGCTACTGCTATCGCCAAAACCGATGCGGACGAAACCATCTGTCGGATGACAGTACACCCAAGTCTCGATGTAACCGTAAGTACCGGCTTCGAACAGGATACGAGTCTCTCCCAAGACTGTGCCGTCGTAGTCGCCTGATCTGACTTCTACAGTGCCTGTCGTAGTCACCCACAGAGAGATTTGATTCGTATTCGTACTATCCCGGAAAGACACGAGTCCCATAGCCTGATCTGCCGTAGGAAGCGCCGACAAATCGAAGGCGCAACCTACTCCAAAGACTGTGCCGGATGTCACGGCCTTCCTTAAAAGACCTGCGACGTCTGCCCTTGCGGAGTAAGTTCCAGTCCTGGGATTGGAGGCAGATAACGTAACACCAGTCGCCGACGTATAAATACCCTCGGTAAGAAGGGACGCCGTCGTTCCATAGACGTCAAAACTGTCGCCGTCTATGAGCACTACTCGTTGATTCCGTTTATCTGATTGTCCATCGCCCTCTGAATCCTTGCCTCGATACCTGGATACGATATAGGATTAGGACCTGACGTGACGTCGTACACCCTACCGTCCTGTCCTACGAGGATGACGCTGTCGTTGACTTTAACTGCCGTGTCAGGCCAGATACCCCTATTGAAAGGTCTGCCTTCGAGAGGTGCCATAGGAGCGGCGGCATCGCCTGTGACATACCATGGCTCCGTCGTATTCGTACCAAATAGCCAGAACTGATCTCCGATTGTAGTGACGTTAAGAACGGGGTCGAGGCTTGACTCGGCTTCGGCGAAATCTAGGGGATTGACTGTGATTGCACCTGGCTGTATCCAATAGAAACGTTGAGAGAACGGCGCACCTACAGTTACGATGACGTAACCTTTGATGTAATCCAGAGAAGTCGCCGAGACGTCGTCTGGAAGAGGACAAGGCAAAAGAGCAGCACCGTCGGTGTAATACTGTAAAGAGTTGCCGTCAGCGATCCAAAGGTATTCAGTATCTCCAGAGACATACGCCGTAGTAAGGTAAGGTACGCCGTCTCCGTGGATGCCTCCGACGATCTGGGTCACTACGTCGGCTGTATCAGGCGCTTTAGCCACCCTCCAGAGTTCAGCCCCTGAGACTACGAACATGTCGCCGTCGAAGACGCCGTCCTGCTGATACACCGCCCTAATAGGACCAGTACCTACGTAGGTTCGACGTTTAAGAACCGGCCTTAGAAGCATCGAGACATTACCAGTAAGATTCGTAGGCGTCTCTTCGAAGTATCTGTTTACGATCTTAATGTCAGGTTCACGGGCAATCGTCCGTTCCCAAGTCGTCCTACCTAACGGGATAGAGACGTAATCATTCTGGTCTGGTTTTTGTTTAAGAGGCATAATCTAGATACCCTGCAATGGCTGTGCCCTGTATTACAGTCCCGGCCTTTACGTCGTACTCTGTGGTCTTCTGCTTATTTCCTATAGGATAATGTACGAAGACGGCGTCTCTTGGAAGAGGTTCGTCGACCAAGACATCAAAGTAATAATCCAGATCTTTATTTGATCTAGCCAGTACACAACACGTCACGTGGTCATTCATGGTTATTCGAGTGAAGGCATTTATCGGTAAGTAGCCAACACCATTTTCTACGTTGTGGTCTCCGACAATACCAACATCTTCGGCGAAACCTGTAGGAACATCATAGGTGTAATACGCCGTACCAGAAACCGTGAACGACACATGTTCTACCGTACCGAATTCAACACCTAGGTTGTGGAGGTTGACTAACGTCTGATTCTTTTCAGGTTGTTTGAAATCCCTAGGAGACATATTGGCCCACCAACCTGGCTGCCTACGAAAAGGTCTGCCGTTTTCCCAGTAACTGTAAACAGCCTTGAGATCGTTATTGATGTAGATGGTTTCGTCTTTACAAGGTTTCATGAAAAAGTCACATTCGAAGGAGAAGCGCCGAACGGATTACCGGAAGCATGAGATCCTGTAACCCATCTTGTTTGTCCGCCAGAAAAGGAAGGAGCGCCAAAGAAGAAGGTAGTACCGTTTACTACGGCCTGAGATATATTAAGAGCTGTTTGATCTCCGTTAAGAGCTAATTGAAATATACCTGTCCCGGCGCTGTCGTCGTCATATTCATAAATACCTGTAATAGTTGCTCCTCTTAAGGTAGTCGGAGACACTGCCCCTATAGTAGATCCATTCAGGGCGTTTGATGCATTGGCAAAACCATACTGACTAAGAAAGATCCCGAGTTTGGGATCAACGACACTGTCAGTACCAACCGTTACTGAAATGACATCTGTCGAGGAGTAGACAGTAAGAAGAGCGCCACCCATTACGTAATACCCTCGCCTCTCATGCGCCAAGTCGTACTAGTCATTTTTTCAATCGAGGCTCCGCCGTTGGCTGCCAAGGTCCTAGAACCGGTCGAGGTTCCCCACCTCAACGTATCGCTCGTAATAGCAATAGTGACGTTACCACCGCCGTTCTCGTTCTCAAACTTGATGATCGTTCCAATAGGAAAAGCCACTGAGGCATTGGCAGGAATCGTCCATGTATGGGTAGAGGCCGAGGTGTGATAAATAGTCTTACCGGAATCAGTCATCAGGATGCCGTAAGTGCCGTCCTGGGTGTTAACAGGAGAGCCTAGGTAGCCTATTGAAGTCGTACTAGGCGTGGCGGCAGGAGTTAGATTAGCACCGGCAGAGAAGACTGCCGTGGCAGACAGTGTCTGTACACCGCTCCAAGTATTGGCACCGTCGGTGAGGGCTACCTTAGTACCACTAGTTCCCGTATCTACAAGGGCGGCCGTGCCGAGAGAAAGCTGTGTCCGCATCGCGGCATAGTTGGCCGCCCCTAGAAAAGTCTGTACGTTAGCGGAAGGGGTGATAGCCGAAAAGGTATCTAGGTTAGCCGAGTAAGCCTGGACGTTTACACCAATGGCTAGGCCGAGATTGACTCTGGAGGTAGTAGCACTAGCGACATCAGATAGGTTGTTGGCAGCAAGAAGATCTCCACCACCTCCACCAGGAGCCGAAAGGACAGTGCCGGTCAGGGTAAGATTTGCGCCCAACGTCAATTCTTGGAAGTTACCAGCTCCCGAACCCTCTCCTCGGCCTACAATGACTGAGGCGGCTGAAGAGTTCTGCATCTTGGCGAAGGTGACTGCGTCGTTGGCGATAGTCGTCGCTACGGCACCAGTCGTCGTTGTGACGTCACCCGTAAGGGCTGGCATACGAGCAGCCGGCAACGTACCTGCACCAAGGTCCGAGGCAGAACCGGAAGCCGCTACAGTGGCAAGACCGAGATTGTTTCTAGAGGTAGCCGCCGAAGCGACATCAGAAAGATTGTTGGCGGCCAAGAGATCGCCGATGCCGGTGACACTCAACGTCGTAGCAGACATGCTCAGGCCGGTGCCTAGGGTGATCTCTTCTACGTCGCCAGAACCAGAGGCGGAACCACGACCGAGAAGTTTAGAAGCCGCCGAGACGTTCTGCATTTTGGCGTAGGTGACGGCGTCGTTTGCAATCGTGGTAGTCACTGCCCCAAGAGTCGTAGTGACGTCGCCTAGGAAAGCCGGGAAGCGACCGGCAGGAATGGTACCAGTGTTTAGATCTGTGGCACTGCCCGAGGCTGCGATACTGGCAAGACCTAGATTGGTTCTACTAGTAGTGGCAGACGCGACGTCACTGAGATTGTTAGCCACCAGAAGAGCACCAGAGGCGGAAGAGATAGCCCCGATCTCGGCCTGCTTGGTGACTCCGTCTACGACTACGGCGAAGCGGTCGTCGCTGGCTAGCGTGGCGGCAGGAGGAAGATTGTCGAAGGGTGTTTCGTTAGCCATTAATATGGAAGTCCTGCGTTGAAGGCTGCCGTAGGATTGTACCAACCATAACTATATCCTTGCTGTGCCCAGTAATATCTGTCGGCAGTTGTGTTAGGCATCCTCAACAGACCCAACTCCGAAGGCATTTGTATAGTCTGCCTGTACCTGGCTCTGAACTGCGACCTAGCCCTTTGAAGAACCAGCATCGACTGCTGGTCCATCTCGGCGGCATACGCCGGATTGAGACGTAGTGCCAACATAGAAACGAATAGGTCGTCGAACTCGACAGGAAACGGAAAAGTATCCGAGGCGACGAGAGTAGCCAACTTGTACCAATTTCCGGTGTCCTGTCGATAGAACCATTCCGTAGACAGACCGTTAGTCGCCAACGTTACAGAAGAAGCGCCTTCGATGTTTCGGCCGTTGCCGTTGATAACTACGTTGTAAGTCGCGAGATTTCCTGCGACGTCTATAGCTCCTAGCCGAGTCCCATCGTCTGGTGTAGGATGGAGATAGACAGTCACCGCCTCGTCTATGTTTAACATCAGGACGGAGTTCTTAGGAACGAACCATTCAGCCGGAGGGACGTTGTCGTACCACGGAAAACCCGACGGACGGGAGATGTTGTCTCTGCCCAACGGGACAGGATCTAGTTGTTCACCGGCCTCGTTGCCATAGACGGACTTGACTATACGGTTAAGATAGCGTAGTGCCTCGGTACGTTGGTTAGTTGTTAGAGTGCCGTTGACAGAGATAAGATTGCTCTGCCTAAAGGCATCGGTTATGATTTCTGATACAGTAGTCATCTAGAGTGTGTTACCTCCGGCCCATTCATGTCCGGGCAGATTGTTATTAGCCAACCACTGAAATAGATCTGATGCCTTTACCATCCGGACGTTGCTTATGGTATAACAAGAGATGCCTCCGATTGTACCAAGGACGCCATTATCCTTTATGTACTTAGCGACCTTGCTTCTCGACCACTGTTCGCCGTTGCCGTTTGTCAGTTTGTCGCGTATGTCAGTTATACGTAACAACATTACGAAACCGCTAAGGAATGTCGGAGGAGTTGTGACGTTACCGTCTTTGTCTAGGACTGGCGAGGCCGTCATTAACTTGCCGCTATCGGCCCACCAACACCAGTCTATACCAGACGTCGGGGCGTAGAACGTCATGCCTTGTTCGTCAGTTACTTGTACTGCCAGATTACGCGCAGCGAGTAGACTATAGATCGTTGCCTGGGAGGCGGATTGTAGTGCGAGATCAATCATGACGTCAGACTCTGTAACTTGCCATTAGGTAGTCGCTTGTTGTAGTATTTGATCGAGCCGATGTGGCCGTTGAGCCAGCTCTGCGCCCCGTTATAGCTTCCTATGTACATGCGATCGTTAGTGGTAGGAGGCGCCCCAGAAGCGGTTGTGCCAGCAAGAACGCCGGCGACCACAAGCGCAAAATCGCTCGTTTTGTAGGCGAACCCGAGTTTGGCAGTTGTCGCGGCCCCATCCGCTGATGTGCCGATCGTAGACTGATTGACGGTTCCGACGTATGTCTGCTCCGCCCACCGCTTACCGGCAGCGGCTATGCTTGCATTTGCCTTACCGATGATTATGTAACTGGTTGCGCCGCCGTTATGAAGGGCGATGGCGAAGCCAAGCTGATTATAATCTCCCGGCGGCGTCGCCTGTGTGACGAACGTTCCGGCACCCTGATTGTACCAGCTTGAAAAGTTCGCCCCCGTCATGCTCGCGACATCGGCGGCGCGGGTGACTGTCGCAGTCGTCGTCGGGATGTAGCTTGTGGGGCCGGGGTAGTTGGCGGAGGTTAGCTCGACCTGGCCACCCCAGGCGTCGAAGGAGACAGAGGCGATCTCCGTCGAGCCTCCGTCCGCGCTGTAGCCAACAATAAATCGGCAGTTTGCGCTGGCGGCCAGCGTCATAATAGACGGAACACGCTGCCACGCGGCGGTCAATGTTACAGTCACGATACCACCAACAACTGTGCCATTGTATTGCAGGACCGTTATTTGCCTTCCTACGTCACCGGCGGCGTCCGCTTTGAGGTACAATGTCCCGGCGTAGACGGCGGCCGTTCCGGTAAATACCTGATAAACTTGGGCGTACTTAGTAGTGGCTGTGCGGGCTATAGTGACTTTAGAGGCGGTTGCCGTTCCATCAGGTGCTGTGGCGGAATTGGCGGTCACGGACACAGAGCAGCCAGCGTCCGCAAGCGTTGACCAAGCGGCGTTCGAGAGATCGCCAGAGCGCAGGATCAGATTTGTCCGCGCCTCTTCGACCAGCAAGCCGAGGGGTTGAAGCGATGAAGGGTCAAAGCCGAAGCGGGCGGCACCAGAAGCGGCGGTCTGGATCAGCCCGTTGCTGCCGACGAAGGTTGCGGTGCTAGCGCGGGTGAAGGTGATCCTAGGATCTAGGACACCCAAAGTAAAATCAAGATTGAGTTGTGGATGCGTCCCGAAAAGGATTACATCCCGTACACTCGGAAGCATTAAAGGACGATCCCTCGTAGATTGATCTGTCGAGCCACTGCCGTAGGAGTAAAGGCCGCGACGGTAACTAACTCTCCGAAGAGACTCGTACCTGTCAACTTGATGTCGTTGTCGATACCATTAGACTGGACGTATAGGGCCGCTCCAAGATCGACAGGAGTGCCCATGCTCATCATGCCTTTATATGACGGAAGATCGGCCGAGGCCAATGTCCAAGTGGCATTATCGGCCTGTGCGCTCGGAGGAGTCACGCCATAACTATAGAGAGAGTACGCCCCCTCGCTAGCCTGAAGCGCCGTGGCGTCAATCTTCATAGTGGCCGACAGGATACGGATAAGAGACCCAGACGGAATCGCCAGGCCGTTCGAATAAGTAAAGACGAATTCCTGGGCGACACTGATGAGATCGCCGGCACCGTACGCGACAGCCGTAGGAGTAAAGCTCGCACTTGCCGTAATACCGGCCGTGCTATTTCCACTGCCGCCTCCTCCGCCGCCAGCACCTGCCACGGCAGTGACGTTAAATGCCATGTAACTAGACGTGTCACTGTTAGGCGGCGTGGCGATTCTTACATAGACAAGACCCGTCGCGCCGTTCTCAAGGACATACTCCTCCAGACGACGAGACGGGTCTCTACCCATTGGAACACCAACGACGGTAGCCGCAGGAGTTCCGGTATCAGTAATGGCCACCCACCACGGGTGAAACACAGCCGCCTTGATTACGAGTTGAGAAGGGTTGGTCGCTACGAGAGTCCAACCATCCTCCGGGCGGATTAGGAAATCAGTAGTATAAGTAGCCATTATATTGGCCTTTCTAGGCGAACCTGACTCGCCTCAAAGGGTGTTAATTTACGAGTCCGAGGACGAAAACGTGAAGAAGCGGAGAACGATTGCTTCACCAAGAGTACCGGCCGAGACATTCGTGACGGTAATGGTGGCAGTGCCATCAGCGGCACAGACACCCTTCACGACGTAAGCGCCGGCAGTACCGGCCGAGTCGTGCTGGATAAGGAAAAGATCCTTCGCTTTGACTTCACTGTTCGTCAACGTAAACGAGACAGGGGTCAAAGTCGCCAAGTTGGCGGCGTGCATCGTAATCGCACCCGTCCGCTTGTTGAGAACGACAGTCGTCGACTTCGAGGTGCCCTGGGTTACAGTGCCGCCGTTGCCGATGACTGCCTGATCTAGCGTGGTCTGGGAACCTACGCTGTTGCTGTCGATTTTATCAACCAGAATTTTGAGAGACATATTTATTCCTTCTAAGGTAAAAGACCCCCGGCATTACACCGGGGGTCGAGAGAGTTACGCGCCGTTGAGACGGACAGCCCTACGACGATCTCGCCAGTTCGCCGTCAACGCGACGTCAAACCGGACCTGGTGATCGCCAGTAGCGAACGTGCTGTTCTGCCACATACGGACCGAGAGAGGAACCTTAGTAAGGGCCTTTCGCGTGCCGATACCAGTCGCCGGCATGATCAAGTCGGCGGTGTTAACCACCAACGCCTGCTTCTGGATAATCGCCCGAGCCTTGTATGGCGTGCTGGCCGTACCGATGAAGGTGATGGCAGCCGTGTCGGCAGGCACCGAGTCGACAGTCGCATGGGCGGTGTTGATGTTTACGTTATCGCCAGTACCAGTACCGGGGACGATAATCGCCGGGAAGATACGAGGCGAGGCCGTAGAAGCCGCAGCAGTGACATCCGCCAAGACGGTGAACTGCTGGAGGCGACCAAGGGACTGACCCGCCCGGTTATCCCAAGCGTTGACGTTGTCAATCGTAAAGACGTCACCAGCCTTCAGCGTCTGGGCCGTAGTGATATTCATCGGCAAGAGCTGAGACATGTACTGACCGGGAGCGGCCGAGATGGCCACGTCGGCGTAGTTGACGTTGTTGGCAGCACCGGCATTAGTTACCGAGGCCGAGGCAGTACGAGAACCGACCGTCAGAGTCGGGATCTGCTGAGTGAACAGCGTGGGAATGCCGGCAATCGCGCCGTCAAAACCCTTCCTGAACGTACCAGTAGCCATCCCGTCAGGGGCAGGCAGGGCCACGACGAAGGTGCCGAGAGCCTGTCGATCACCGTAGGTGAGGACACCACGGAGATCAGAGTCATCGACGCCCTCTTCCTTCAGTCGGGTATAGCCGGCGACGAAGTCGTCATAGCTGTCGATGGCCGCGCCGGCAGTGCCGACCCAGTTGTTCGTACCGAGAACAACGGTGTTCATGACGTACTTGTCAATTTTTTCAGCCAGGTTGATGGCGGCATTCTTAATCGCCTCCGACTCACGGGCTGCACCGATGTCGCGAATCTTCACGAAGTCTGCCCAACCCATCGAACTGCCGAAGGTCTTGTTGACCTTGAACTGCTCAGAGCCGAACACCGAACCCTGGACACCAGAGGTTAGATCGGCGACGCCGTTCGTAGTTTCAGTGACGGCATAACGAGGACCGACCTGTTCGGAGACATTCAGGCCGTTACGGTCGTCCATCTCCATGTCGTATTGCTTCCAAGTCACCAAGTCGGCAGAGACGAGGTTGTTCTGGAAAATCGCCGCAAAGGCGTTAAGGACCAGTTTCTGTTGGTCAACAGTTACAGTGGCTATTTTGTATATCCTTTAAGTGACTGATCCCTAACCCTCAGTTATCTCTTCTGTGAATAAAAGAGTTTTTCGAAGGATTCGAGATCATCGGTATCTGCGGCTATCGCCGTCTTTGTTCCGGTGCCACGAGTAGTGACAGGCGGAGGCGTCGGAGCGTTAGATACCTTGGGTTTCTTTACCTCTTTCTCCTCGTCTGCTTCGATAAATCGAGCTTCGAGTCGTCCGAGAGCGATTGTGGCGCGGTTAGGACCAGACGCTGCGATCCTCTTTGCCTCTTCGATGTTGTTGACCAGATAGTTCAAGACGTCTACGCCTTTGTCCATAGACATAATAGTAGAAGCAAGGTATTCGCCGTATGCTGGTTCGAGGTTGGTAAAGGTCTCTTGTAGAGTCCCTTGCTTCTCTTTCAGATCGGGATATACATCGTGAGCTTTCTCAAGCTTACCTGCCCATTCGGAGTGCAGTGCCGTTCGAGCTTCATCCATCTTTGCCTGTGCAGCCCGCTGGGTATCTTCGGCCTTGATCTTTTCATTCTCCTGATGGATCGTGAAAACAGTAAGGTCTCGGATGTACAGAGGGTCGAACTCACCAAGAGGGTACTTCTCTTCGCCGTCTTCTTTTAGATCAGTCGGCTCGGGTTTAGGTGAAGTATCCTCCAGCTTTACGGCTGGCTTGTCTTTCTTATCTGCCTCTACGTTGAGGCGGGCTAGGGCTTCATCAAGAAGACGCTGGGTCTCCTTATTCTGATGCGTTAGCTGGTCGATTCTTTCCTGGAATCGAGATTTAGGTTTCTCTTTCTTCTCCTCCGGTTTCGGCTCTTCAGCGGCCTCTTCCTCGGATTCAGTTGTTTCCTCAGTCTCTTCAGGTGCGACGGAATCTTCGTCGACGTCTTTTTCAGTAACTTCCTCAGTTTCTACCTTAGGCTCTTCCGTCTTCTCTTCAGTCTCGACCGGAATTGGCTTGGCCTCTCCGAACATAAGCTTCGAGAAATCGTCTAGGTTGTCGGTATTGACATCGACAGTCACTGGTTCTTGCGAGTTGTCACTCAAGGTTTACGGTCCTTTGCCGGGCGACTTTTGGGCGTCATAGTCTCTAAGAGAGTCGAGTTAACTCTTAGAGGGCGTAGGTCGGGGCTTGTTAGCCGCGATCTTTTTAACCTCGATCTCGTCTTGATGACGAGAATGGGCTAGTATCTCTGCGATGGCGTTCTGCTCAAGCTGAGTCCCGTCCACCATGTTGTCCGAGAGGGCGCGGATACGCTGCGTCTCGGCGTTGTAAACTTCGATAGGAATCTTCTCCCGTTCGATCTCGACCTTCATCATGTCGATTTCACGGTCGGCCTTGAGACCCACATTCTCTGCCCGGAGTTTCTCTAGCTCCTGCATACCCTTCTGGATCTCTTCCGGGGAAGGCATCTGACCTTGGGCCTTGGCCTTGTCTGGGTCGTCGTCGTCTAGGAGCTGAGGCGGTATAGTCTTCTTCAGACGGTCGGCCAACTTGTCTGCTCCCGGCCAATCCTGGGCCTTGACGATAATATCGGGAGCTATTTGCATCAACTGGGGATAGACCTGGATGGCCTCCATCATTGCCTGGGCGGCTTCGACACGACGGGTGGTATAAGAAGTTCCTGTGGTGAGCGCGACATCGTACATTCCGACGGAAAGATCTGGAGATTGGGGGTCCATCGGGTCGTTAATGCGAACGAACTTCTGTTCCTCGTCTGGTCCGATAGTACGGACTGTTCTAGTACCGTCATACACCTGTGAAATAAGCTGGTTGATTACGTCACCGCCTTCGAGGACGGCCTCGTTGCCGTTGTCGTAGAACGTAAGTGAGGCGATGTCGCCTTCTCTCTGCCGGGCGTTGATAGCCCGACCTGAGGTTTCGTTGCTTCGGATACCAAGAGAGGCGTCATGAATGCCAGTGACATCTTTCATGTCTTGGGCGTTTACGTTGGCTTCGTTGAGGAGGGCTTCCTGGACAGGCGGAGGATCTATCCTCTGGATAGTCTTGCCTATCTCGGCCTCGTCGTTGACGACAATCAGAGGATCTCTGCTGAGGTGGGCCTTACGAAGATCTTCTTCACGACCTTCTACGGCCGACTGGGTGGCCATCCACTGGGCTTTGGGGGCATAGCCGAGTTGCTCGGCAGCTACGGATCGCCAGAAATTCCTGAGCCTGACGGGATCTTTCATGAATCGGACGAGGCCGTAGCGGATACGCCGACCGCCGACATTTACGGTACGGCCGGTCATACGGATGATGGGTAGACGAGAAAGCTGATACTCGTAGGGACCAGAAAGGATTTCGAAGCCAGTTACAAGATGCATCTGGGCGTAGGTGCAAGGAGACACACGAGATTTGATAGGCGGGCCATGCTGTTCAAGGACCTGGTCGTGATTGTCTTTATCTAAGAACCGGACTGAACCGTCCTGAAACAGGCAAAGAAGACGATCTCGTTCGACCATCCTCCAGTATTCGGTGACTTTAACACCCGCCTCGTCGATCCAGTTACCTACGAGACACTTGTTGTATAGTTCTGTAGAGAGTGTCGAGGGATTCGAATCCGGCCACTTCTTACAGAACTCCTTCCTAGGAAGAAGGTCGTCTACGAATACATGGTTTGCGTCTCGACCTGTCGGATCGACTGACATTCTATCCCAAACAACTGATAACGCATCATCGATAGGGCGGATAAAGATGTCTTGGTCAAAGACGTCGTTACGGGCGTACTCGACTGAGACTCTAAATGCCCCGTCACCACACTGGACTGTACTCTCGAAGGTGGCGTCGTAGATGCGAGTCGCACGGGACTGGAGTTCAATACTCCGTATGAGATCACCACGTACAGAAGCAATGTCAGTGTCGGCGTTATCTGAGGGAACAACCTTTACGGCCTTTCTACTTTCGCGCCAGTCTCCTACGAGCTGGGCCGTGAACTGAGGGACGGAGTTGATTACTAGGCAGGGCAGACCGGCACGCTGTTCTAGAACGACGGGGTCCCACTGTTCTCCGGCTGCGAACTGTTTGTCATCTAAAGCCTGATCCCTGTTGATCCTGTCGTAGTCTATATCTAACTGGTAGGTGTCTCGCATGTCGGATAGGAAATCTTCCGCCGAGGAGAAACCCTCGGGTGCGTAATCCTTAGGGACAGAGTCGTTGTCCTGGGTGTACTGCAACGTCTCGACGGCCTGAGCGCCTTTGATGGCGCCCGGTTCTGGACTGAGTGGAGCCTGTTCCGTATATGGTTTAGTCGCCATTAAGCGGCCATCCAACCGTTCGGACTATTAACAATCTTGTGAGGTACGTATCCTCCAGTGAAGGATTCATCTGAGACAGGCTTTGGATCTTTCGGTGAAGATCGACGTCGTCCGGTGATTTTGTTGAAGAGTTCAGACAGGCCCCAGACGAGGGCGTCGACACGGTCGGGGCTGCCGGTGTTGGCATCTCTGAGGTTGTCGACTGAGAACTGGCACATCTGGTCTTCGAGTTTGTCATATCTACCTACGTGGTGAATTCGCCCTTGTTCATAAAGGGCTGAAATTGGCTCGGCACGAACATACTTTCCTCGTGAAGCGTGTACAAGGGTGACTGGAATAGACCTGTCGACGGCTCGAATAACGGAACTGACCATTTCCCCACCGTTGTTCTTTTCCGCCACAATACGGTCGGCTGAAAACTCTCGGTAAAGCTTGACGGCTGTACTAGCCCACTCTTCAGGAGTGCCTCGGAGGCTTCGGTCAGCCAGAACGTATCCACGGGCGTAACCGTCACTATCTCTTGCGAGTCCGACTGCAACAATTCCATTTTCGTCTGAACCTTCTTCCGAGCTGGCTGCCGGATCTACCGAGATGATGACCCGTTCTAGGTCTTCTGGGGCTTCTTTAAGCCGGGAGTTGTCGATCATGTCCATGTTCCACAAGGCTCCAGGGACGTCTTCTAGAATTTCACCAAGCAGTTCCTGTCTGCCGAAGCGGGTGTTTTCGTATCTCTCGTACAGGTTCTGGACCGTAGACGGGGCTAGGTTGTCCTTGTTGTCTATCGTGGCTCCTCTCGTGACGAAAACGCCGTTGCCCTCTTTCGCTACCAGTTCTCTAATGAGCTTCTTCGGCTGAGGCGTCGTAGTCACAAGGGCCTTCGGATTCATCCCTAGACGTAGGCCGAACATCAACTGGTCCCAAGTCTGCTGGATGTACCTGAACTTTGCCAACTCGTCGACCCAGGCGAAGTGATGCTGAGGTCCTCGAAGCTGGTCCGGTTCGGTGGCGTTGTAGCACCAGGCTTTAGAGCCATTCGGCCAAGTCAGGCAGCGGTTCGTAGGGGACCATGAGTCTTCGGTTAGGTTGGGATCAATACTTAAAAGGCCGGAGTCGCCTTTAATCATGACGTCGCGGGCGTCGGCTGCCGTCTCGGCAACCAAGGCGATGCGGCAACCTGGATGGGCCTCGGCCTTAGACTTGATCCACTGGGCACCTACGCGGGTTTTGCCCCAGCCACGGCCGGCGAGGACCAGCCATGTGTTCCATTCGCCCTCAGGTTCAAGCTGGTCCGGCCTGGCCCAGAAGTCCCAGCGCCATTTAAGGTCAGCCTTCTGTTCCAGAGTTAGGGAATTCAACCACGTTTCCCGTTCTTGCTCTGGCAGCGAGGCCAATAATTGCGCCGGTGAGTTCATCTGCATTCTGTTTTACTTTTTCCATTCTGATGGCTTCGCCGTCCTTGCCGGAGATTTCAGTCCTCTCGATGAACATCCCGAGATGACGGGCTAGGAGTTCTAGTCCTCGTAGGGCTGCGCCTCTATCGTTGGCCTCGTCGGCGTCTTCTACGATTTTATGGATCTTCTTGATGACGTAATCTGAGGTGACATCACTGTACTTCGCCCGCTCGGCCGTCAAATAGTCGATGCAAAATCGGATGCCGGGGTGGCGAACTAGCTTGTAGGCCTGTGTTGAAGTCGCCTTTGCCGACTTATAGCCGGCGGCTGTGTAAGACCTCTTGGCGTCTCTGTCTGTCATGTACTCTTGGACGAATAGGCGCTGTTTGTCTGAAAGGGATGACCAGACTGTTTCGTAATCGCCAGTGGCTACGGCTCTCATGACGGTGCCGTGGGCCTTCATGTTATTCCGGTTCTTGATGGCGAAGGCGAGGTTGGTATTCGCCGGAAGTGGTGTAGGCATTAAAATCCTATAGGGTCTTGTAGACGATAGATCGGCTTTTCGTCTTTATCAATCAGGCCGGTGTACGTAGTCTTCTCACCATCTACGGTTAGTGATGGTTTCATAGAAGTGGCGTCGTAACAGTGGTCTTCGACGTAAAAACTCTTTGTGTGAAGAGCCGGGATTGTGACGTATTTCATCAAACCTCCATTCCTTATACACTATTATACCATATTTTAGGGTGAATGTCAAGAGAAATCGTACACGGCCAGTAAAAAAGATGTATTTTTGTGTAAATTTCATTTTATGCTTGACTTTTGTTGTGAAATATGGTATAATATCCGTATAGGGGGTAAGAAGGGGGTAGACCGACCGAAGGGAGGTCTGGGGGCATAGAGGAATTAAAGGCTATAAGGCGGTTTAAAGGCAATTAGGCGAGAAAGCCTAGATAGCTGCCTTGGTATTTAGGCGACCAAAGGGAGCCTCCTTGGCTTGTCAACCATTAATGACTATTAACTACTTATATATCCTTGAATTTTTTCTGTAGAAACTTAGGCTAGTGCCTTTACCCTGACATGACGCACACGATCCACGCCCCCCCCCCCCCTTCTATTTCTCTCCCTCATCCCAACCCCACCCCCCACCCCCCCCTCACCATACCGCTCCCCAC